GAACTCTAACATCGTTCTGAACAGCTATAACACAAGCTGACTTGTGAAAAATAGCACCAGGAATTGTAGATGCAGTACCACCAGTAGAAACTGTATTGGACATATAAACATCAATTCCATAAAGTGAACCAACTAAACCTGACCTTAAACCACGATTACCTTCACCGACTGCATCATTTCTGATAAAGTATTGAGCAATACCAGCAGAAGGATTAAGTATGTCTGCGAATAAAGTTGGATTAACAACCATTGCACACTCGCCATCCATGTAAGGAATATCGTTCTCACCTAAAGTAGCAAGTACACTTTCAAATACACTAGCAGTTAAAGTGTCATCAGCAGAAAGAGCTTGAGAAGCGTTTAAGCCATCTAACTCGCTCCAAATATCAGCATCAACTTGACGAGCAAGAGACTCACCCATCATTCTTGAATACTTTTCTACTAAGTCAGCTTCTGACTGAATCATAGCCACATCTTCAAATAATTTTGCAACGTATTTGTGTTTATTAATTGTTAACTGAGTTTCTGTTGTTGCAGTAGCATCATAGCTAACATCTGCACCAGCAGACTTGTCACTAGCACTTATTAAGCTCATTTCAGGAATATGTATTACATCTCCATAGCCTTTCCCACCAATAAGAGCAGAATAGTCATCAATTAACCCACGAAAGACAGTTTTTCTTTCAAAGAATTTATAGATGCCATCAGCCCAAATTTCAGGTATAAAATGCTGGTCTGTTGTAGTGGTAACTGGATTACCTTGATAATGTTTAGACATTTATTATTACCTTTTCATGTATGAATCTAATATTGTTCCCCAGTTTCTTCTTCGTTCATCTCCTGACATTTCAGTCCAGTCACCTACTTGTTTTGTAGGAACTGTTCCTTTACTATCAGGTGGATTTACTTTTTCTATTTCAGTAAATTCCTCAACGATACTTAAAAGAGTTTCGGTTTCAACATTAGCAAATTTTTCTCTTTTACTTTCAGGAAGTTGAGCTAAAGCACCCTCACGAAGTCTTGCATCCATTGCTTCCCATCTTTCCTTAAAAGGTTTGTAGGATTCAATTTCACCAGCAAGGTCTGCATTCAGTTCTTGCCACTTTTCTTCTTCACGAAGTTTTGCTCTTCTCTCTTCTTCCTCTTTACTTTTAAAAGACTCAAGACTTTCTCTAAGTTGATTTCTCTCTGAAATAACTTCATTCAATCTTGAAATCGGTACATTGTTTTCGACTTGTGTGTCGGTTTCCTGTTTTACATCTGTTTCGATGGTTTTTTCTTCTGACATTTTTACCTCTTAAGTGAGTTATTAATTTATGCAAAATTTCCTTGCATAAGATATACATGATAAACTAACTTAAAACACTATTCTAATGCAAGAAAAAAATTACGAATTTAAGAAAAAGTGGTTTAAATATCTTAATTACAAACCACATGATGGACAATTAGCTTTACATTACCCTGAAAAAAAAGATGCTAGATTTCATGTAATTGTATGTGGAAGAAGATTTGGAAAGACTTGGGCTAGTGCAATGGAGGCTACTTTTGTAGCATCACAACCTAATAAAAGAATATGGGTTGTTGGAATGTCTTATAGAAAAGCTAGGCTTATATTTCGTGAGATTTGGCAAAGAATGGTTATAGGACATGGAGAGGATGTTGATAAAGCATCTGAAAAAGATATGTACATTCGTTTTAAGTGGGGAACTACTGTTGAGGGAATGTCAGCAGATAATGCGGATTCATTAGTGGGGGAAGGACTTGACCTGCTCGTAATTGACGAGGTAGCCAAGATGAATAAAAAGATATGGGATATGTATCTTTCTCCAACTGTAGCTGGTCGAAAAGGTAAAGTAATTTTTATTACAACACCTGAAGGTAGAAACTGGATATATGATTTGTATAAATTAGGTAAAATAGATGATGAGTGGAATAGTTATTCTTCTCCCTCTTGGAGAAATCAACATGAGTTTCCATTAGGGATAGATGACCCAGCTATTCTTGAGCGTAAAAGAAATATGTCTAAAGAATTGTTTGGTCAAGAGTTTGGTGCAGAGTTCTCTGTATTTGAGGGCAAGGTTTGGGATTTTAATCGTGAGTTAGATGTAGGAGATTTTCCATACGACCCTAATTTACCTACATATTGTGCAATAGATTTTGGATATAGACAACCAGCAGTTTTATTTATACAAACACAATTTGATGGAACAACTGAGCATATTAGAATATTTGACTCTATACTGCACAAACAAAACATTAAAACAGAAGACCTAATTAAAATGATTAAGGTTAAAGGATACCCAGTTCTTTCATATTATGGTGACCCTGCTGGAGCTAATGTTCAGGGGCAAACAGGTGCTGGTGATATGGAAATATTTAGACGAAGTGGTATAAGAGTTTTATATACACGAGATAGAATGAGTAGAAATATAATAAATAGTGTTTCTCATACTAGAGGATTTTTTGAAAGTGCAGATGGTACTAGAAGAGTCCATGTGCATAAAAATTGCAAAGAAGTAATAGAAGATTTTGAAGAGTACAGATATCCTGAAAGTCAGGATGGTAAACCAATTAGAGAAGAACCGCTAAAAGATGGTTACCATGACCATGGAAACGATGCTTTTAGGTATTTTATAATTAATAGATTCCCAATCAAGAATAAAGAGATGAAAAGGATAAAAAGATGATAGAAAAGATAATGAAGGATAAGTTATCAGAAACAAAATTAATGATGTCTCATGCTAGGAGAAATGAAATAAGAAAACATTTAGATTATTATTCAGGTACTTCTACAGAAGAATATATATCACATTATTTTAAAGCTGATGCATTCAATGAAATACCACCTACAGTAACTAATTTTACTAGAAAATTTATAAATAAAATTAGTAGAATATACACACTAGGTGCAAAAAGAAATGTCGATAGTGAAAGATATGCTGAATTAACACCTACAAAAGATGTACGAATGAAACATTCTGAAAGAATGACTAGATTATTAGGCACAGTTGCTAATAGAATATATTGGATGGATGGTGTATTTGATTATAGACCAATATATTACTTTGAGGCATATTTTGATGAAAATCCATTTAAACCTAGTGCTATAGTGTATCCTTTGTTAAATAATTCATCTGATTTATCAAATACAGATAATTTACAATGGGAATACTGGGATGCTGAAAAATATGGAGTAATGAACGAAGAAGGTGACCTAATTATGCAAGAAGTCAACCCATATGGCATTATTCCTTTTGTTTTTACTCATAGAGAAGACCAAATAGACTCTTTCTTTGTAGAAGGTGCATCTGATATCATAAACTGCAATGAACAGGTAAATATTGCACTTACTGAAATGAATCTTGGTATGAGGTTTAATATGTTTGGACAACCATGGGTTGCTGGATTAAATGCAGACCAAACATTACTTAGAACTGGCTCTGATACTATTCTCGATATGGGTGAAGAAGGTGTTTACAATATTACAAGCCCACAAGGCAATATTATGGAAGCCATAGAAAATATCAAGTTTCAAATGGAACTTGTTGCGTTAAATAATCACTTATTTATACAATTTGCAGAATCAGGTGGAGAAGTACCTAGTGGTATTTCTTTAATGATTAAAGATTTAGATAGAAAAGAAGATTATTTTGATGATATTGCACTTTGGAGAATGTATGAAAAAGAATGGTATGATGTAGAGCGTGTAATTGCAGAATATAATGGCATTTCATTACCTGAAGAGTTTGGAATTGACTTTCAAGAAGTAGAATATCCAAAGACAATACAAGACCAAATAATGAAAGACCAATTCGACCTGCAAAATAATCTAACTACTCATGCAAAAATAATGATTAGAGATAACAAAGACCTATCATTACAACAAGCACAAGCAGTTATTGATGATAATAAGTCAGTTAATGGAATACAGGAGACTCCTAATGCAAATCAAGATGAAAATTGATGCTGATTTTAAAAAACTTGCAAGACAAATACCTAAAATAGTAAAAGAACATATTGAAGACTATGTTAGAAGTGTTGAAAGAGATACTAAGCTAAATATAGATAATTCAACTGATGTAGATGGTAAATCCTTAAATAGAGAATACAAAACAGGACAACCATTAATAGAA